CTGTGCACTATTTTTGGTACACAATCCAAGCGGGTCAGAGTGGAGTCAAAGTCCCCAAGAGTGGTGTAATCGCGCCGCAGCACTTAACCGTGCTCGACGAGAACCCTACATTTACTCGTTTGTGGGTACGAGATTACCTTGGCCCGGCTGGAGAGCCATGGCAGGAGTGGCCGGAAGATGCTCCTAGTCTACCCTATGATATGGATCCTCGATCCGTATTTGCCTTTGGTCCAGGCACACACTCGGCTGGGACGCCAGTCGTGAAGGAAGTTGAAGATCAACTAACAAGTCTGGGTGTGCCTGTGCGATACCAGCGCATGATTAATGGGGTGATGGTGGAGAAGTCTATGCCGGTGTATGTGACGTTAGGTGAGAGAGACCGTGGGAATTGGAAGATCCATTGCTGGTTCAAGTTGGAAACTTATGGCACACAACCAGCTGTGCTGAAGAATGACACTGCCAACATGATGGTCGCCGTTCGCCGTCTCTGTGGCCTCAGGGAGAACCACGATGTATTGGTGAGAGGGGAAACATCTTTATACCTGGCGTGCTTGGCGTTGAACCCACAGTTCCGCTATGCAGCTCGCACAATTGAGTGGCCAGGTGTGGGGAAAGACCTTCGGAACACTGAAGCTCGTGGGATGAGGAAGCACGTCCCGTTTGAGGCCATACACCAGGACGTTGCAGTGGGGTTGAAGAAGTATACCTCACAAAACTGTTCCCGTGGTGCGATAAGGAGGTTGTTAGACAATTCTGCGACCGTTGTCCATGTTGCAGGCCTAATTATGAAGAAGGCCTCCATTGACATGCGGACGTTCTTATATGCTGAGTTTGCGTTCAGGAGGACCCTGGACTCAGGGGTTGAGTTTCACCGCAAGATGGCGGCAGAACTCCCCCACATCAAACAAGCATTGAGGAAAAGATATGTCGATGGCATCCAAATCCACACCACACAGAAGTCTGATACGATTGTCAGCCACGGCACCGCCAAGCTAAAGTTTGAGAAGATGAAGTACGGCAAGGCCGGAAGAACCTTCGTAACTTTTGATGATGGATGTGTC